TGAAAGCGCGTAGTCCCCTTCACTACCATGCCTGACACCGCCTGGAACGGGCAACCGTCCTAGTCACGCCAATCCATTGCACCTAAACTCACACAGAATGGCTCTGCATCATGGCCAAATCAACTCCAACCCCCACCACAGTCTTCACCTGTAAGATCGCGCAACTTGAGCGTGAGTGCTCTTGCACTATTAGCAACGTAACAGATTATACAATTACAGGTTCTAACACTTCTGCCGCTGGCAATTTTGGTTAATTTGTTCACACGGTGCTGCGGTTGACATATTTCTTGGCTATCGTTTGAATTGATTATTTAAAAGTGGAAAACCGAACAATATTTTATATTTCTAGGTATACTGCAATGCATGCCAATAACTTTTCCCATGTCAACTAACTTTACTTGGAAAATTAACCAACTGGAACGTGAAACTAAAGACGGTTACGTATACATGGTTCATTATCGGGCAGATGCTGAAGATGGGGTCTATTCTCAGGGAGCATATGGCAGCATTGGCCTTGAGCGACCCGAGAATGAGTTGATTCCATTTGATTCGTTGACGGAGGAACTCGTCATCGGTTGGCTCAAGGAAAAACTGACTCAAGAAAAGGTCAGCGAATTGGAAGAAAATTTACAGTCTCTACTCGACGAAAAAAGAGCCCCGACCAAGGCTGCTGGCGTCCCCTGGGCAAATTAATTGGCAGACTATTTAAAGTAGTTAGAGTTCATGGCTGGCGAAAAGTTTATTCAACAAGCTATCAAAAAGCCTGGAGCTCTGCGTGCAGCCTTGGGTATTAAAAAGGGAAAAAATATCCCGAAGGGCAAATTGGCTGAAGCGGCCAAGAAAAAGGGCGTGACAGGTCGTCGCGCCCGTCTTGCTCAGACCCTAGGTAAATTGGGCAAAAGGAAATAATCGGCATCCTAGGGCATAAGCCTAAAGAATATGCTGGCATTATTTGGTTACATTTTAGCCCATGGGCCCGAGATTATTGCCACGTTACTTGCCGTGCATGCTGCCGCAGTAGCAATTGTCAATCTAACGCCTACCCCCAAGGATGACGAGGCGGTCTCTAAGGTTTATCGGGTGATTGAAATTTTGGCTGGTATTATTACCAAACTGTCAAAGACCTGAGCCCATCGGATGTGCGTTGGGTGTGGAAATTTTCCACACGCAGTCAACGCGACGAATTAAATCGTTTAATCAATAAGACAAAATTTTACAACGATTTGAACATCCGTTTGAACCATCAGGTTATGATGGCGCAAGCGGAATTGGATTCATTTAAAAAAGAAATTGAACCAATCTATAGTGAAAAACCGATCAATGAAGAATTGCAAACGGGCGATTCGCGGTTACTTGGCGGCGAAATGCGATTGACTGCCGAGTGGGTTGAAAAAATGGAAGACTGATAGATAGAAACATCAACCGAGATGGGCCCGGACGAGCAAATATCTCACGCTGATATCTATCATAAACTTGGTGCGCTTGAAGCCAAGATGGATGCCATAGTCACTCGCGTGACCGAGTATTCTGCTGATCTAGCAAATGTGTTCACTAGGCTGCGTGAACTTGAAACACGTACCTCCTGGGCACTCGGAGCTGTAGCAGCGTTAAGCCTAGTACTGCCAGTGGCAATTGCAATCTTGGGTGCTAATTTTGATATGCGTATTATACCATCAGAGGGCATCGAGTCATCTAAGTAATGGTATCCTAGCTGGCAATAGGTCGGCAAAATGTCTGTATTAAATTGGATGGAGATATGCTTGCTGGCCAAAGAGGCTGGCGCTAAATATCCTGAATTGGTTGCAGCCCAATATGCGCTTGAGAGTGGCTGGGGTCGTTATCAATCTGGCAAGAATAATTTTTTTGGCATTAAGGGACAAGGAACCAAAAAAGAAACAAAGGAATTTGTTAACGGTAAAGAAATAACTATTGTTGACGAATTCCAAGATTTTGCAAGTGCCAAAGATTGTGTTCAATATTTAGTTGATAAATGGTATAAAAATTATAAATCATATAAAGGTGTTAATAATGCTGCAAATCGAAACGATGCAGCTCGCATGCTTGTGACTGAAAAGTATGCAACCGATCCAAAGTATGCGGAAAAATTAATTGAGATTATGTCCAATAATGCCGCTCCAATTCAAGCACCGGCGGTTCCAAAGCTTGATTTAATACAATTTAAAAAGGCTGCTGCGTTTTATAAGACCGAACCGCATCAAGACAAAGCTTGGGATTATGCTGAATCCTGTTTGGATGAATCGGAACGGAAAAAATTTAGTCAATTATATCGAGCCAAAAGCGAATCAAAAAGCGAAAAGTTTCCACTAACTGTACCGTACTACTACCAGCGCGATAGCAAAACTGGCCATGGTGAAAGGTCATGTCAATCCAGTGCGATTGCAATGGTACTGGAGTACCTTAATCCAGGTTTAATTGAAGGAGACGATGATTATTTAGAACTCGTTTTTATGTATGGAGATACCGTATCACAAACGGCACAAAGGCAAGCTTTAGATCATCTTGGTGTCAAAAATTCTTTCAAGATGAATGGACGTAATAGTGATGTGATCCGACTATTGGATTTGGGAATTCCCGTACCTATTGGTATCTTGCATCGTGGCAGCCTAAATAGCCCCACGGGAGGGGGTCATTACGTTACTTTAATTGGGTATGATTCAAAGTATTATGATGTCCACGATCCTTTCGGGGAACTTGATCTGGTTAATGGTGGCTATCCAAAAAATGGACCAATTGACGGAAAAAATCAACGTTATTCCCGCACCAACCTAGAAAAGCGTTGGCTGATTAATAATGATCATGATGGTTGGTATTGGTCATTTGAAGGAAACAACTTCAAGAAGCTATGAAGCAAGTCATATTGCCGTGGCTTCCTGGGTACATGTTTGATGGCTCTAGGCTTGTCAGCACTGGAATCGCAATTCCGCCGACGCAGCACATTAAACCTGACAATGGAGAGGTTGTGTACTATGTCCGGCCCTTATTTTACATGGGTGCAAACATCGGGATGTTCATCAGGCATCAAGGTGTACTGGATTGGGTAAGCAAATTTCAAAATAATTAACTTAAAGGAATACCATCGTCATTGTCGTCACCTTCGCTATCGGGGACAGCGTATGATAGACCTGGAATACTTTCGACTAAAGCACGCATATATTTATGAATATTAACTTCGCTCCAGTCGCATTCATTGTATAGTCTAGATCCTAAATTATTCAACTGGATGGAGTGATCGTTAGTCCACAAGGCGCGGTTCATCGCATCTTCTTTGACTCGTGAAATCGCTTGTAAAATTTCTAGTTCTGTAGTTAAAGTAGATTGATCGATGACACAAGAAGCGTGTTCGTATTTGGGCTTATTGATTAAAACAAGCAGTATTTTGGTGACATTTGCTGTCAGCCAAATCAAGGAACCCGAAATACCACCTATTGCGAAAGCAGCTCCTCTGCTAAGGGTTTGCAAAAACCAAATTAAAGCTGCACCGGATTGGGCAATAATAGCAAACAGTATATTGTTCACAACCGATTCCTTCTTGATTTAACGATGTCGCGATGCTGCATCGTATCATCACTTTTGATACTGGAAGTTGCATAATCCAGTTGAACAAGTGACATTTCAACAAATCCTTGAACGGTAGTAATTTCTTCGTTTGGTGGTTCGCCCTCCCAAAACGCTTGCCTGCCTCGTACTTTAGAATGCCAAATTTCAAGTTTTCGGTCGGACGGTTCACCGTCAATTGTTTGATGTTTACGTATCAGCCAAACAGCGTGTGAGACATGGCTGAGAGCGTCTGTACCGCGTATTTGGTCGAGCTCCGGGGGTTGGCTATTTCTTTCTTTTTTAAAGTCGTTCTGGGCGATTTTAAGGCCCACTTGGTTCATTTGAGCCAATACAAATAAATCTATGTCAAGTTCTTTTGCTGCGGTCATTAATCGGTAGGCCCGCTCTTCCAGCATGGTGGATTGATTATTCGATGAATTCTTATGTCTAGCTAGCGCATGGAAATGGTCTAGTATGACGGCTCTTAGGTCAGGATTTTTTGCCTTCATGGCTCGCATTGAATTCACGGCAGAATCAACGCAAGCGCCCCAAGGGCACTCAATCAAAAACTTGCCACCAGTAGTGTCGAGGGCCTGAGCAACGTTTCCCAGGATATTTATGAGTTGTGCTTTGTCATTATTATTTGGGCTTTCAAGTTCGCCCACAGTAACATGACCGATACGTTCAGAAACCGCTTTCCAGTGATAATTTCCAGTACGCAACAGCTTACGACTTAATGAAGCAATTATTCGTGCTTCAATGCTGGATGCATTAAGTTCGGCAGAAATAAAGCCAACGGTAACTCCATTGGCCGCTAAGTTCGCAGCGACTTGACAGCCAAATGAACTTTTGCCAACACTTGTTCTGGCGGCAATTGTTAAGAGTCTGCCGCCGGCCGCCTGATGAGCCTGTGGATGGCTGACCCCACCTTCGATGTCTAGGTCAAATGCATAAACACCAGTGGATGCTGGGCGACGCTGTTGGCCAACTCCAGCAAGCTTGTCAACCCAATTTTGTCGATTGCCACCAACGTTACCGATGATCGAATCCAGCAAGTTGATAGCCTGACCTTGATTGCCTATAGAGCCGCGCATCATGCCAACACCTTCCATGGCACGTTGCTGCAAAAATTCTAAAGCCTCTTCAAGTTTAGTATCGGCTTTGATATTTTGTTTTGCAATATGCAATGTCTCTAGATAAAGAGCCCTGACACGAACCTGTTTAAGAATGTCAAGTGCAGTAACCCATTCTGATTCCGCATCACCGTATGCTTCAATTGTGTCAGGATCAGATAATTCTGCAATCGACTGTGTGAATTCAAGGATTGATATAGTGCGGGACGAATCACTAAGATTGCGATAACTAGAAATTAAAGCTTCTTTGCTGATTGTTTGATTGGTTCTTTCACCGATAAAAGTTAAATCAATCTCGCGACCAATTGATTTGAGACAATCATCGCTCCACAGGGTCAAGGGAACGTATTGTCCATGACCCATACCGAACGCAGTACGTAATTCGGCCCAAAGTTCACGGGCGACGCTGCTGGGAGCGGCCAGAACACGCGAGAGAACGATGGCCTCTTGGGCAAGCGTATCTTCCCGTTGCTGAACACTGGTCGGTTGCAGCTTGTCAACAATACGTGCAACGCCAATGGTTTTCTCAGCGGCTTTTTCATTGCATCCAATTATCTTATGACCATCTGTAAGCAAAAGACCAAGGTCAACTGCTTTCTGAATATAGTAAGGAAATTGTGTCATTATTTTAACGATAAGACCAGAATTGTTCTCTTGGTTTAGTTGGCGTTATTGTATCTGTCGGCCATATCACTATGTCAGCGCTGTGATGCATAAGCCTAAAGTTTGCCGGATCAAGTCCTGCAGCTTTTAGTTGCTCTTCCTTTTCAATCAAAAACTTGGCTGCATATTCGGTATCGCAGTCAGGTTTGAAATAACACTCGTAATAATGATACTGTGCTTCATCATAATCGTCAATAAGTTTTCTGCAATTTTGTGGCAAAATAATTTTTTCAATCCGTTGATGCTCTTCGATTGGCTTGGAAACGGGAGCGTCTAAGCCATCATTATATAAGGTATAAACATTATTAAATTTTTTACTTGTTGGTGCTCCAAAGCCAATGATCGACTGAAGTGTTTTTGAACTATTTTCATGAGACCAAAACTTTGATCGTTCGATTCCGGCCTTGATCACTGAAAAGAATTGCTGGTAATCATGCGGCTCGATCTTAAGGGCCTTGAGGTGCGCGTCAAGGGCCTGTAACAAGCCGGCACTGAGTTTGCGAACCTTGCCGTATTCGGCCGGCCTATACAGATTCCAGGCGTCTGTAGCCATAGCAAAGTAATCCGGCTTTTCCTTGGGCTCTTTGGATCCTTGGGGCACCACTGGTGGCGAAGTGTCACGGCAGATGGTTTCTTCCATTAACTGGTGAGCCTGCTTATGTTCTTTCGCAAGTTTTCGCATGATCGGCCTTGGGTCCGTCAGTAGCACATGGTGCTCTTGGCCATGAATGAGCCCTAGGTCGCGCAGTTCCTTGAACAGTCGCAAGCGAGTCCCACGATGTACGCCAATCGCGATGTCGATCTGGCTTTTGTGGATGGGACGGAAATCGGATTGGTTGGCAAGGATCATCCAAAGCAGTTTTGCTGAGGCGCTCAACTCGCTGCTGGTCAGGATCTCGACCGGCACCTTGACAAAATTGGAATTGACAATCCAGCCCTTCTCAGACGAGACGCTGATTGCGGTCATGGAGGGGTGAGGGGTAGCCCAGACAGCGTATCGAGGATGTCGTTTTTTGCAACGTTGCAAAATGCGACGTTGCATCATGCGACGTGGACGTTGCACCATGCGACATCAACGTCGTGAAAGACAACAAAAAACGTCGCATTTTGCGACACTTAGTCAGATTGATCCTCATATCCACATCAGACTGGAACCATACCCACGCGCAAGCGCTACGCGGCAGTCGGCAAATGGACAAAAGGGAAACCGGCACAGCAGGTGAACCAAAGAGCAAAACTCGGTACACTCGTGAGCAGCGGGCACAGGCTCGTCGGTCGTTCCAGGAGATCGGGCAATCCATCGCCCGCGCTGTTCTGGAAGGCCGCCAATCCGAGGATTGGGCATGGCAACTCATCGGCGATCTCGGGATTTACGAGCGCTGGGAGCTGGATTTGTGGATTGAAATGCACCGGCAAAGTTGCCGCTCTGTTTTGCAAGCACAGAAAAGGCGACAACAACATAAAGATCAGCTTCAACAACAGATTGACGCTGCCAAACCCCGTAAACTGCTGAAAGCATTACGCAAATCTACTAATGGCTGACATCCCGAATTTGGCTGGTATCGTAACCAAGGATCTTGTTGATACCATTGGTTCCGGCAACTTCAAGGCTAGTTATGTCAATTGGTCAAGGACTTTAAATTTGCTTCGCCAGCATGCACCTGGCTGGATGCCGGAGACTCTGACGGCCCCAAACGGTTCATTGGTTCACCAAGCTCCCGTTGGCGGGTATTTGATGATCCGGTTCGTTCATGCTGATGGCACTGAAACACCAGCAGTCCCACAGTCCATCATGGATACCCGGAACTTCGCGATTCCGTATGAGAAAATCACGGCTCGCGACATCACGGACACTCAGCGCCGTGGCACCTGTCTTGCCGCCTGCTTCTTTTTCGGTTTGGCATTTGAACTTTGGGCCAAGATGCCAATCGAAAGCGGATACGGCGATACGCAGCCTCCTGTGGCCCTTCAAAAGGACGCTACCAAGACGGTTGCCGGAAAGGTCACTAAGGCCGCTTCTGGGGCCACTGAGCAGGACTTTAAGACCGCTGCTTTCGATAAGGGGCTGTGTAAGGATGCAACCGACAAATTGATTGGCGTTATCAATGGCAATTATGAGAAAGGCATTAAGACTCTTGAATCCAAGAATGATGTTTGGGTACAGGAGCAAAATGCCCCTTTTCTCGGAGCCGCGAGCGTGGAAGCCTGGTAGATCCCTCTAGCTCACTTGTGCGTGAGGAGTGTGTGAACGAAGCCGCTAGTTCTTTGGCGGCTTTTTTCTTTGGCATCATCCTTGATACGCGAGAATTTCTTTAGATCTTCTTAGGGACATGTCCCTTGCTAAACCATTTGATTTGCGGCATCATCGGCCAGTCTACGTTCTTCGTCTGGCGACAATGCATCAAACGATTGACCCAATCACAACCTGGCTCAATGTAGCCGGCAAAAAGCCAAGATTGCCAAAAAGCCAGATTTCTAAAATTAGCAACGAAATTCAAGAATTGCCCGAAGGCGATCCACGGCGAACTAAGTTGATCAACAAATTGGTTGAACATAACCTTCTATTGGTCGCCAATCTTGTTGGTCGTTTTTTGCGTACCCAGGCGTACAAGAAATGGGGACATGAGTCTACCGTTGATTATTTCCAGGTAGGAGTTCTTGGATTGAGAAAGGCTGCAGAGAAGTTTGATCCCAAACGAGGGTATCAATTTTCAACTTATGCATCCTATTGGATTCGTTGCTATGTAGGCCGGCACAATTATCTTGAAATAAGTCCAATTTACGTGCCTGAAGATTCAATTCGCGCCGCTTTTAATTACAGAGACCATAAAATTACTGGCGGTCGCAACTTCTCCGAGGAAAAAGCTTGCGAAATGACTGACAGAGTTTTGATGGCCATCAACTTTGATTCTCTGGATCGATTAATTGGTGAAGATATTGATGTAGCGGATACCATCCGTGACAACGGTATCGACACTTTTAATCAAGAGCAAGGATTGTTTTCTAGCGAAATTGAACAATTCTTGAAAGAATCTGACATACTAGAATCCACAGCTCGACTGTTGCGCCATCGGTTCGTGCATGGCATGGAGTACAAACAAATAAGCGCTGTAACGGGCCTTCCAATCTCGCTGATACGTTCACGTTGTGATCATGCCATCCGGCGGCTACGCAAGGTTGCTAACCCCGATAAGCTGGCACTGTAAACCCATACTGGGAACCGATGGCTACCATTAGCATCGCAGGCACTATTGTGTGCAAAGAAGGCACTTCCCCCGTCAGCGTTAAAACGTTTGACAGTGGTGACCAAATTGCCACCTTCACGGTAATGGATCGTGCATACGTGTACGTGAAACCCGGCGACGAAAAAACTGGCCAGTTTTACAACTGCCAATTGCGTGGCAAGCAGGCCGAAATCGCTTCGGAGCGAATTAAGCGTGGCGACAAGATTGCCGTAACCGGCCAACTTGTTCAGCGCGAATACCAAGGTAAAGTTTATCTTGATATTCGTAATGCAAATCCGACCTACCTTGAATATCGTCCTACGGACGACAAGTCGGAAATGCCATTTTGACGATCACAAGGGCGGCATACTTTTGTGTTGCCGCCCATAAAGTAAATCTCATGTCACATACTGATCTGCCACAGCGTCATTCCGATTGGGCATACAGCGTGCTGGGAACATTGATTGATGAGAAACCAATTTTGACTATTGCCCAGGTAAAGCCTTACGTCATTGCTACGCTGTTGCATCGCGGAGCTGTACGCTACGAAGAAGTTCTTGCCAGCATTAGTCCCCACTGCTCCATGTTGGACTTAAAGGTAGGAGGGTGGGATCCAATTGAGGAAGAGTGGTGTGAAGGCACACGACTTGAGAAGTTGATTGACGAAGTTTTAGGAGAGATGGTTTCCCATGGAACACTTCGTTACAATGAAGATGCAGATCTATGGGTTCTGACGGCTAATAATTTGCCCTTGGTAATTTCTTGGGTAGCCTCTTTAGGCGCCAAGATGCCACAGCATTTACTGGCAGAACTTAGCAAACAGCAAAAATTAAGATTACCAGAATCTTGCTTATGAGAACCCTGAAAGATGGTACTGTTAAATATAAACCCAGTGCCTACAAAGAATCCGAAAGACTAAGCAGGCCTTCTTTTCCTTTGCCCAGATTCACAAAGGGTACTCGCGTCCAAATATACATGGGTGCGGGTTGGAGTTCTGGCAATGTTATTGAAAGTTCTCAAAATCATTGTGTTGTCATGCTTACCGTTGGCAGTCGATTGATCACGGTACGCGACGCACGTTCTATTCGCATGGCTGAAAAACAATGAATAGCCAACTAGAAATTGCAAAAGTTTGCGATGAAATCAAGCAACTGTTATTGTCTAAAAATAAAAAGTATGGAGACAGTGCTTTGAATCCATGCCGTATTTTCAGTCAAGCCTCCACCGTAGAACAACTACTTGTCAGGATTGATGACAAGTTAAATCGCATTCAAAAAGGAGCTGGTCTACTAGCTTGTGATGAAGATGTGATTAATGATTTGATTGGTTATTTAGTCTTGCTTAAAATTGCACAGACGAAAAGGTGCGGTACTAATTCGACAATCTATGATGAAGTACTCGTAAACGAAGAGTGGCAAGGCGAAGACCTTGGACCTATTTATCGGAACAATGTAGAGGCGTACAAGAAACCGGCAACTCAAATTGACAGAAAATGGTTATCAGTACAGCTCTTGGGTCACCGGCCGCCCGAGTGACTACACCCTAGAATTAAAGTATCCCTTATTCTCAAAGGCCCGACCTAGGATGACCAGAGCGGGTCATACTTATATGCCGGCCGCTTACAAAGAAGCCCAGCATGCCATCAAAAAACAATTAAAAGAACAATGGACTACTCCACCATTGATGGGTCCGTTGCACCTGCATTTGATTGTTTACGGTGAAGGGCGCGGTGATACCGATAATATCGCTGGAGCATTGATGGACAGTGCTCACAACCTCTTGTGGACAGATGATAGGGTCAATGTTATCCCCAGTCTGTCAATTGAATGGCATCAAGCAAAAAAGGCTGACTCCAAGTGGATTGTTCATATTTGCCTGATCGACGATACAATGTAGGATCGCAAGTCAAACATGGTAGCAATCAGCTACATGCAACCCGATCCTGCTTATCGCAAGGAACCGGGCGAAAACCAAAGTTCCTTGAAATATATCCTGAAAAGCCCTGCTCATTACAGAGCAGCGAAAAGTCGCAGGTTTACTACCTCGGTTTTTATGGATATGGGTTCTGCCCTTCACTGCAAAGTGCTAGAGGGTGATGAAGAATTTGCCAATAGGTACATCCTTAAGCCCAGCGATATATCTTTAACGACCAAGGAAGGTCGAGAATGGAAAGTCGCCAACAAGGATAAAACCATTTTAACAAATAGCGATAAGGACATGGCCTGGGATAGTGTCCTAGGAATGGCCGAATCATTGCGAAAACTTGATTGGTTTAACGGTTTAGCATCCGATTATAGAAAATTTAACGAACTTAGCATTTACTGGAGTGCTGACGGCATTGACTGCAAGGCACGTTTGGATCGATTGGTCGACATTGGCGATGAAGTGCTTGTCTTAGATCTGAAGACAACCGACAGCATTGAGCCTGATATTTTTACAAAGAAGGTGGTTGGCGGCATGAATTACGTTTTCCAAGCCGCATGGTACGCGGAAGCAGCACGTCTTGCTTACAAGAAGCCGGCCCGATTTATCTTTGTGGCAATTGAACGCGCCCAGCCATGGTCTGTAGGGATCTTTGAGGTCTCGCAGGAGATGATGGCAGAGGGCACTACTCAGATTATACAAGCACGTAAAGTCCTTAAAGAATGCTTGAAAACCAAGAAATGGCCGGGCCCGGAAGTGCAAAGTAACTTGCTTTATTTTCCCTCTTGGTACAGTTCTCCGGTTGATGCCCAGGAGGAATCTTTTGTTCCCTTATTCTAGAATCCTTTAGACTGTCCTAGAGATTTAAAGGACATGCTGCATAGCGCCAAACTGATTGCGATCACGCCAGACGCTGAACAATTGGTTTCCTACTGCGCCCGCGTCAGTAACCCTTCAAACCAAGACAATCACGACACAGCCTCCAAACTGATTCGGTATTTGTTGAAGCATAAACATTTGTCGCCATTTGAAATGGCCAGCATGACGCTGGAAATTAATACATCGAGAGCGGTTAGTCCTCAAATTTTGAGGCATCGTTCCTTCTCGTTTCAGGAATTTTCCTTGCGTTATGCAGAATCAAGTCTGTTAAACGATGATATTCCCAGGCCTCATCTACGCCGTCAGGATGACAAAAATCGACAGTCAAGTCATGATGACCTACCTCATGAAGTCATCACAGATCTTATTGTGGATATTGACTCTCTTTATCAACACGCTAAATTAGTATACGAAGATTTGCTGGCACAAGGAGTAGCCAAAGAATGCGCCAGAGAAGTTTTGCCAATGGGTGTACAAAGCCGTCTCTACATGGCAGGAACCATTCGGAGCTGGATTACTTATATCGCATTACGCGAAAAGAATGGCACCCAACTAGAGCATCAAAAGATTGCACTTTCATGCAAGGCAATTTTGTCGGAGGAATGTCCGGCAATAGCCGAGGCTCTTGGGGGCCCTCAGTCTCCGTGGGAACTGTAATTGGAACAATAGTCGCAATGGAAGACGACAATACAAAATCCTGGCCTGAGGCACAAAAGCCCAAGGGTGAACCGGGGCCGATTCATGGTTTCCGTCGAGGCTATAGGGTCCGAGAGGTTGGCATTCATGAATCCGCTGATCAATACGCATGTTTCCAAGCTTTCATGCGAATGCAGGGCGAAAGAACTTTTGCGAATGTCAGTGAACTCACGGGACACAGTACTGGGACAATTTCCAAATGGGCCGAGCAGTTTAATTGGCAAAAACGAGCCGCTGCATTTGACAGGGAGCAAATGGCTATTGTATGGCGTGAAGCCGACAAGCTGCAAAAGAACAAACATAAAGAAGCCATCATTGAATTCCGCGAAGCTTCTGAAACTCAAGCTAAAATGATGATGCAGGTTTCTGAAGACCTGTTGCGCGTACTTCAAAAACGAATTGTTGAAGCAGAACAAAATGACGAGGAAGTGCCGCTTGCTTTGGTTTCTGGCTTACTGCGTGCAGCGGCAAACATCAATGAGCAATCACGTCAATCTTGGGCTACTGCGTTGGGTGTTAATGAAATGATGGAATTAGTTGAAGCCGAAATGGAAAAAGTCAACGTCGAAGATGTTACCGATGTTGATGCTTACGATATCCCCCTAGACGAATGACTTCCGAAAACGACATTTTAAAAGTAACTGAAAACGAGGATGGTTCCTTTACTTTTGAGTGGGATCCAGAAGATCCTGTTGCTTGTATTTTTAACGATTGGGCCGAACAAGATTGGATTGAAGCCATTATGTATAATATTAAAAAATCCTAATTAATGGCTGCAAAGTTTGGCCGCGATTATTTGCGTAAAGCAGCTTCTGACCAAGAAATGGTCAAACAGTTGCGTCAGATTAAAACGCAACAACGTGACGGCGGTCAAAAAATTATTTTTCATAAATTCATAAAAGAAGTATATCCCAACTATAAATTTTATAAAGTTCACGCCGAACTCACTAGGCAGTTTCAGCGCATCATTGACGGGGATTGTAAAAGATTAATCATCCAAATTCCGCCGCGCCATGGAAAGAGTCTATTGGCTTCACGGCTTTTGCCTGCAGCCTATTTGCTTGCTCATCCAGATCGTTTCGTTGGTATCACCTCCTATAGCGCAGAACTGGCGGAAGGTTTTTCTCGTAATGCCCGTGAAATGTATCGCCAGGCTGGTGGTGCCTTAGATCAATACAAGCAGGCGGTCAATGATTGGGGAACTCAGGGTGGTGGAGGCATGTGGGCGGCGGGTGTTGGAGGTGCGATCACTGGCCGTTCTGGTCACCTGCTAATTGTCGATGATCCCGTCAAGAACAGAGAAGACGCCGAATCAAATCGTCTTATGGAGAAATTGCGTGATTGGTACACCTCTACGCTGTACACACGGCTAGAGCCTGGTGTCGGTGCAATAATTGTTGTGCAGACACGATGGAGCGAAAATGATTTAGTAGGACAATTAATAGAATCCGAGTTAAATGTATCCGAAAAAGGACGCGAAAATTGGACAATACTTGACCTGCCTGCAATTTCAGAAGATAACAATGACAGGCCATTGCTACCAGATCATTGCGAGATTTTGCCCGACTGGCGTGAGCAGGCTGGTGTTGCATTGTGTCCTCAACGTTATGACATTGACGACCTAGAAAGAATACGTGAAGCGATCGGCACCCGTGATTTTGCTTCACTATACCAGCAGCGCCCAGCGCCCGAAGGCGGCAACCTGTTTAATGCAAACTGGTGGCAATATTATGCACATGACACGCCAATGCCGGAGTTTCAGCGTGTTATGTTATCTGTGGACTGTACATTTACAAATAACAAGAATTCCGACTATGTTGTGGGAATGGTTATCGGCCAAGCCGGTAATCGTTTTTATGTGCTAGACATGGCCCGAGAAAAACTTGATGTAATCGGAACAATGGCTATGATTTCACGCATGTACAAACGGCACGGATTGAACGGGACTGTAATTGAACTTGCGGCTTCTGGTCATGCCGTATATCAAATGTTGACACAAAAAGTACCGGGGCTTATTGGTTACAAGCCGGAAAAATCAAAAGAGTCAAGGGCTGCGGCAATTGTTCCATTGGTCGAAGCCGGAAATATTTTTCTGCCAGCAAGTGCGACATGGTTAGATGGATTTATTAATGAATTTAGTTTATTTCCCGGCAGCAAGAATGACGACCAAGTTGATGCTCTTACAATGGCAGTTAATTATATGAGTCAACGAACTGCTCCGCAAATGACTGAAGTATCATGGGGGCGCGGTACTCGGATATTAAACGATAAAATATAGTAAATAGATATAAAGATGGCCAGAATATCTCCCAAGTATCAACTATCGCCGGAACAGCAAAAGTTGGCAACAAATAATTTAAATCTAGCAAGGCGTGAGGCTTGGCGAATACAACGAACTACCGGGATTGAATATGGGATCTTGGAGGGAGTTGCTTTTGAGGGCCTATGCAAGGCCAGTTATCGATATGATCCTGAGTCTGGATACAAGTTTTCAAGTTTAGCTACGCCAACAATACGCGGCGAATTGCTTCACTGGGTACGCGACAGAACTTATGCAATGCGTTTGTCGCATAAAATGCGTGAGCGATGGATTAAGGGGCGCAAGTTTTTATACCAAGGTGATTCCGATATTGAAATTGCTCGTAAACTCGAAATTACTCTTGATGAATGGAAGGAAACTCGCAGTGCATGTTCGGGACCGCCGCTTGAACTCAAGGACCAGGCAATGCCGTCTGAGCCGTTGGAGCCAGACGAGATTGATTTTACAATTGCATACAAAGAACAGGCTGCAGAACTGATCTGCAAACTAGAGGAGAATGAGAAAAATGCAATACTTCTATACCTAGAGGGAACTTCTAACAGAATTCCATCCAAGCACGTCAACAAAATCCTCGTGAATGCTGGGTGTGCAGTCGTGGAATCAGAAGAAATTCTGGATGAGTCTGGACAGGGCCGTCTTTTTTAGATAGCTTGAACTGTCCCACGAGGAGACCAATACCCGGTTGGATTGACCCCCTAGCTGGACGTATGGCTATTTACACGATTGCTATGACGCCATTGGTTGCGTCATTGGCGATCATATATTCTGCTGCTACAGCTCCAAAGCCACCGGATTTAAAGTATGAAGATCAAAATCAAAACGATTGAAGCGGTCCGTGAACTTCCAATTTCTGCTGTTCTTGAAAATCAAGGCGTTAAGCTAAAAAGAGTCGGCCGAGAGTTCATTGCAAAATGTCCTTGGCACAACGATACAAATCCATCGCTGACAATTAATGATGACAAGAACCTTTGTTTTTGTTTTGTTTGCAAAGGGGGAAGTGATTCGGTTGCCTTTGTCCAGCAAAAATTTGGGCTCAGCTTCACCGAATCAATTGAGCGGATTGCTAATGGATTTAAAATCGAAGTCGAACGAGAAAACGAAGATCCACAACTTGCTGCCAGATTACGTGCAAGATATCTTTCAGCTTTAAATCAACTCAATAAGCAGCAGGAAAATTTTCGGACTGCTCTTAAAGATCCGAGAGCAGAACGCATCCGTCAAATTTTACTTGATCGAAATATTCAACCCGCAACTGCCAAACACTTTGGAATTGGCTATGCGGTTGACGGCTTTTTTGCTGAAAGAATTACTGTTCCAATTTGCAATCATAAGGGACAAATTGTTGGATTTACTGGTCGATCAACAAAAGCTGAACAGTTGCCAAAATACAAAAATTCTAGTACGTCAGAACTATTTGATAAATCAAAGTTAGTATTCAATGAATATCATGCACTAGAAGCAATTCGTGAAGCTGATAGCGTCATTTTCGTTGAGGGTCATTTTGATGTGATGTCGTTATGGCAGCATGGCATCAAAAATGTTGTTGCTATGCAAGGGACTTCAGCACCAGACATTGAGATAATAAATAGATTAGCACGTAGGACTTCGCGATTTATTGTATGTTATGACAATGATAATGGTGGCAAGAAAGCGGTTGAACAGTTTATTAAAATAGCTGGGCCAGTCGCTTGTCAAGGCAGAATCACAATCAGTATTGCGGAATTGCCTGAAGGCATGGATCCTGACGAATGTCTTCGCTCAACTGATCACGACTTTTACCAAGTTATTAATAGTGCATTACCATGGCTCGACTGGCAGATTGATTCCTGGCTAGCTAATCTTGATCGAAATGACACAGCCTTTGTGGCCAAGGCTGAGCAAGCTATTCTCAAATTAATTGAAAGTATTCAGTCACCGGCTTTGCGTCAATATTATGTTGACAAGGCGACTCAAGTATTGATGCCAGAAAACGCAGGCGCTGCAAGGCTTGCTGGTGAATGGATGAGCAACCTGTGCAAAGTTTCATTTACAAAGCAATGGCAGAAACCATCGCCTCATCAAACTAGATTATCGACCGAGAAAAGATTAATACGGCTTTATATTCACGCACCTGAACTTCGTGATTATTGCAGGCCTTTAATGGATAAAATTCAAACGCCATCTCTTAGATGGTTATATTCTAGAATATTTGAGGCAGAAAATTTTGGCATGTATATTGATCCGGCAAACTTGATGGCAGTTTTAAGTGTGGCAGAACCTCATTACATTAATCAATTAAGACCAATTGTCATGCCAACAATTAATGTGGATAAGTCGCCGGGCGTTCTACGGCATATTGAAGATATAATGTGCTTACAGACATTTGCCACCCATGAAGAAAGCTAACACTCAGGGATGGGAGCAAATGGATTTTATTATGTACACAAAAATAGAATGCCCTTGGTGCGCTCGGGCACAAGCACTTTTTGATTTCTTAAACTGCAAAGTTGAATATCGCTTTTTTGAGTGCGATGAATGGCCAACTTATCCTGCTATTTACAAAGTCGTGGGCGAAAACATGGAACTTATTGGAGGTTTTAATGAACTCAGGAGATTAGTCCAGAAGCGCGGTATCTAGGCAAACTATTTCATGACGACATCCGCGTTGCTGATCTGGGGTTATCTGTTTTGCTTAGTTGTGCTGTTTCCTCAAGATGCTGCAATCTTTAGTGCAATTATCTCAGTCAAGACTAAGCTTGTATTTTTAAATGCAGTAATGTTCATAAAGGCTTACCTGCTTTACAGAGCGCTTAAAAAAGATCTCGCTAGATTGGGAATGGCATTGCCGCCGTTCCGTTTTACGCCGCTCTGGGAGCGCGATTGACCATGCCAACCAAGAGAACCATTTCTGGAAACAACAAGCCAATGGAACGCATTGGCAAAAAGACCGCTCAGGGCACCGGGTTGCGCTCTAAACCTCGAAGGGGAAAGAAACGTTATCGTGGCCAGGGCCGTGGCTGACAACAGCGTTGATCGCTTATTGATCACTCGGTGCATTAGTTGCATTAGTAGATTGTTAGAGCAAAATGGCCACGCACAAGCGGTGGTTTTTTTGTTTTACCTACACAAGCAACATATCGAAGAATGGACCGCTATTCGTAAAAGGATGCTGTCTAACGCTAGAAGCCACTATCAATTGAGTCTCGTCGCAGAGTTGTTTAATGCATCAATGCGTCGAACGCTTGGCGAAAGTTCACAGTTGTTCCCTGGACTTTCCGATCTTTTGGATAGCCAAGATTGCAGGGAATTGCTTGATTAACTAGGAAGTCTAAACTCGCACTTAAAAAATCCATGTCCGAATTTCGCTCTACTGCGCCTTCTGCGCCGGCCGTTTTCTATCGTTCATATTCCCGCCGAAAGCCTGATGGCGTCAGGGAAAATTACGAAGAGGCAATAACGCGGACAATTAATGCGATTGCTGATGTTGGTAAATTTTCTGACGAGCAACGTCAATTGGCAATGGATATGGCCCAACGACAGCATTGCTTGCCAAGTGGGCGTTCGCTGTGGGTAGCAGGAACCGAATGGGCAAAAAGGGCTGAGAACTTTCCTGGTTTCTATAATTGTTGTTCTATGCATCTTGATGAAGTGCCAATGTTTGGCCTTCTGATGGAGCTGGCAATGATGGGAACTGGAACTGGAGCTGTTCTTGAGAAAGAAACAATCGAAAAGTTGCCCAAAATTCGCAGGGGGCTTCATATTACTCACGTTGTGCAAAATACGGGTATGGTAGGTGGCAGCCCTGACACCACTATCCGAATGGTTGGTATCAATAATGAAAATCCAGTTATCCACTTAACCATTGGTGATTCTCGCCATGGTTGGGCTTCGGCTTACCAGGGCTTGATCGAATTAGCAGTTGGAATGCCGGCAGAGGCCGAGGGCGATGATACTTTGTGTATCGACGCCGAAGTAGTGTTGGATCTAAGTCAAGTGCGCCAAGCAGGAGAGCCCCTGAAGGGCTTTGGAGGCACCGCTAACCCTGTCCGGCTACAGACCACCCTAGAGCGCGTTGCGGGGGTCTTAACGGCCGCCGTAGGGCGCAAACTCGACTCGGTAGAGACCTGTCTGATTATCGACGAGGCTGCTAGCGCTGTTGTTGCTGGGAACATTCGTCGTAGTGCCGGCATGCGACAGTTTAGTTCTGGCGATTCCGCTGCCACAGAAGCAAAAGATGGCCTTTACAAGCAAGATATAGACGGCAATTGGAGCGTTAATCCTGTAAAAGAAGCACTAAGAATGGCAAATCATACGAGGTGCTTCCATCATAAGCCGACCCTACGGGAGGTTCAGAATGCTGTGACCAAGCAATATTGGTCTGGCGAAGGGGCGATCATGTATGTTCCTGAAGCCGTTGCCAGAGCGAACGCTGACTTGTTGAATTCTCTAGAAAAGAAATTAAAGTTTCTTGAATTATACGCGACTAAGGGGCGCGAGCTGGCGCGTGATTATCTGATTGAACTAGCCCACCTTGATGGCCAGCCGACCAATAACCGGATTATTAATCATCGAATGGACCGTTATGGACTTAACCCTTGCTTTGCCGCTGGTACAATTGTGATGACCCGCAGGGGGTATTATCCCATTGAGGATCTTGTTGGTAAAACTGTTGAGATTCATGACGGGAATAAATGGGTGGAGATTGACAATTTTCGTGTCACCGCCCATGACCAAGATATTTACACGATCACCCTACACAGTGGACTGAAAATTTCCGCGACTCGATATCATAAATTTATTCTTGAAGATGGCACTAGGGTGCAACTTAAAGACCTAAGGGTTAATGATAAGTTGATGATGGCCAAGACTGGTCCGGTCCAAGGCACAGTTGAAGTCAATGGTGCTTACCTTAAAGGATTTTTGATTGGCGATGGAACTTCAACGAAAGACAAACGCGCAATGTGCCGAATCTATAAGCCTAAAGAGATCTGTGTGAAAAAACTGTGTGCATCTCAACATGAAATTGGCTTAGTTGAAAAGACTGTACAAAGCGGCATTACCGTAGGCGTTGAGACTGGACTTACTGCTACCGGATTCCTAAAAAGCCTGACGAGCATGGAGGAAGACATGTACGACTGGGCGCGTACATACAAGAAAACATTCCCCACTGACGTGTTGAATTGGACAAACAATTGTAAGTATGAATTTATAGCTGGTCTATTTGATGCTGACGGCACTGCCCAGGACAGTATCAATGGATTTGGTTATTCGATCACTAGCATTAGCCGTGAATTTCTTGAGGGCTTGGTCGTTTTATTTAGCACACTAGGAATCGAAAGCAAGATTGGGCCTGTTAGGGCCGGAGGTCTTAAAGACTTCGGGAGCATGCGCGGAGGTATTTATGTGGTCAAGCCAACTTATCGGCTGGTTATCAGTCAAGCAAGCTCAGTCAAACTTGCTCAAAACGTAAATTTTCAACGGCTAAAATCTTTTGCTAATCGCACCGTTCGTTATCAACTTAAATCTAGGTCAAATAAGATTGTTTCGATTGATTTTTCGCATAAAGCTGACAAGGTTTATTGCTGTACCGTGCCTAATACGCATGCATTCACTCTTGGGAGCCAGCATCTAGTTGGACAGTGCGGTGAAATCATTATGCGAGATAATCTTTGTAATCTTTCTGAAATCCACCTCAATACTATCAATCCACAAGATAAAAAATTGCAACATAACGCCTTCTACGCTGGCGGCCTTCAAGTTGCAGCATTGTTACAGCATAAATTTATCCCAGAACGTTTGCAGTATAGCCGTGAAAACGATCCTATCGTTGGCGTCAGTTTTACTGGTATGTTTGACTTTTTTGTTCATGCCTTCGGATCTGAGTGGCTTGGTTGGATGATGAATGGCCGCCCAAGAGGCAGAGCCGGTAGAATGTATAAGGAAGCAGAGCGAAAGTATCTGCAGCGGTGGCGTCGAGCCGCTATTCAGGGTATCAAAGATTACTGTACTTTAAATGGTCTCAAGCTACCAAACCGATTTACTACGGTACAACCGGCAGGGTCAAAATCCTTGCTTACCGGTGCTTCGCCGGGTTGGCACCCGCCAAAGGCGCAACGATTTATTCGTCGTATCACTTTTGGGGTTAATGATCCTTTGGTTAGCGCTCTGCGCGATTATGGTTATTCCGTCATCCCAGCGCAAAGTGCAAAAGACGATCAAGGCAACCTACTCGACGACATTAACGACCCGCGAGTTCAAGAAGTCCTAGTAGAAATTCCGACAGCAGTCTCCTGGGCGGATCTGCCTGGTTGCGATCAATATGACCTGAGCAAGCTTCCAGTGGAAGCACAGTTTGGGCTGTATATGCAAGTTCAGAATTATTACACTGATCACAATACCTCTGCAACCATAGAATATCAAGAAAACGAAATTCCGTCTTTGAGTAAATTAATTTACGATACTATTCAACAGGATAATGGGTACATTTCTGCGGCGTTATTAGCTCGTTTTGATTCAAACGAAACCTTCCCTCGCTTGCCGTTTGAACCAATTGACAAAGAAACCTATGATCGTTGGATGAGTTGTGTAGCTGCCTCTAGGGTTACCTTAAGCAAAGATACTAGCTTGCTTGACTTATTGGCTCAATATGACAATGCATCTTATGAACTAAAAGGTGCTGCTGGCTGTGATTCCGATAAGTGTTTATCGACTGTAGGAAAGGACAATGATCAAGCGGGAAAGCAAATCTAGGGTCGATACACTGGGGGGCCACGGCCCCCCTTTTTTATGCGAGCTTATCACGAGGAAGGCAAGCGGGACTTCAGCCATTACAGTCCTGAGTTACAAAGGGCGCTGAACCATTTTCGTGAGGTATATCTTTCCTATATGAACATGCCTTGGTGGCGCCTCAAGGAGAATCCTCATCGACTGGATGCTGTCCAAGAAGCATGGGACACATTTGCCCGGATGCGGAAAGTGGAAACCGGTAGTGGTTTCTATGTAGAGCCTCATGTCGATAAGTAAAAACTATCAAGAACATACTCTGCCATGCTGAAATTAAATTGCTCAATAGATTTTTGAATGGCATCGATCAGTTGGCGGAATTCCAATTGGGTTGAATGAAAACCTTGCGTGTCGGGCAAGTTCCTGGGATTACAAACAACCTTTAAAAACACTGATTATGGCGACTCTTGTTGATCATGAAATTGAATTATATGCAAACTCTCTGCACATGATTGAGCCATTCAACTTGGAACAATTGAACCCAGCATCTTATGATGTCAAATTAGGCGATGAGATTTTGGTTGAGGGACTTGCAATTGGTCCTGAAGAACAACGCTGCCATTGGCAGAAAGTAAATATTGATAATGTTTATTGGTTGGAACCAAATGAATTTATTTTGGCGGTGACGCAAGAAGTTATTCGCGTACCAAATGATTGCGAAAGCATTTTTCAGTTAAAAAGTTCAAGAGGACGAGAGGGATACAATCATGCCCTAGCAGGATATATCGATCCTGGTTTTTGTGGCCGTGTCACATTGGAGATCCACAATCTTAATCAGCGACATAAGTTACCATTGCAGACTGGAATGTTGATTGGCCAACTTCGTTTTGCAAAATTGAATAATTTCCCCGGAAAGTCTTATGCTGCCACGGGTCATTATCAAGGTGATCTAACTGTTATGTCTAGTAAAGTTTCCTTATTTGGCAATGTTGAAGCTGCTTGATTTGTTCTCGGGCATTGGTGGCTTTTCATACGCGGCCGAAAAGTTGGTTGGTGGCTATGAAACAATTGGATTTTGCGAGATCGATAAAAATTGCCAACATGTACTTAGAAAACATTGGCCAAATATTGAAATATGGTCAGATATAGCTACACTATTCCTGGGAAAAGATAGTTGCGATGTCATCACTGCCGGATTTCCCTGGCAAGACTTATCCATTGCAGGAAAGCAACTTGGACTTGACGGACAACGCTCAAGTCTATTTTATGAAGTCATGCGGTTGGCTAGGGAAATTCGACCTAGATATATCTTGCTTGAGAACGTTGCGAATTTATTATCTCACAAAAACGGGAAAACATTCCAGGAAGTCTTGTTCCAAATTGCCCAAGCAGGGTATGATGCGGAATGGGCAGTTGTACCAGCAAGCGATCTGGGAGCCTGCCATAAACGCAACAGGGTATGGATTATTGCCCACACCAGTTGCAAACGATTCAACGAATCGCAGAACACCATATGCTCAGGGCGGAACACCATTATTAGGAGTCCTTCTGCCGACACCAGTTGCCTCGATCTGCAAGGACGTGGGTCCGAAGGGATCCAAGAGCAGCATCCACCAAGCGGAGCGCCAGGAACTCTGTGGAGTGCTGAAGGAATCACACCCCTCAGTGCCGATTGGCATTCCTACGTTTCTAAACCCGTCCTTCGTCGAGGAGATGATGGGTTATCCAATCGGGTATACCGACTTAAGCAACTAGGGAATTCAGTTGTTCCACAAGTTGCAGCAATTCCATTAAAGCGTATACTGGAATTGAATGCATTAAATAGCATTCCGGCAAACTAAAAAAGCCCAGTAAGTGCGTGAGGCAAGGGCTCCAATCTTTGGGCGCGATGCCAGCAATGCAAATTCCCCATCCCACCACTGACCCCGCGCTGGTTTCGTACCATCGCCCTGAACTGGTGGCGGCTTTGCCGGGCCTTGAATTAGCCCTTGATTGCTGGAGTCTGCTCGATACCGGTGGTCGAGGCGAAGCAAAACCAAAATATTTACACAGGGAACCTGCAGAGCCTCAAAACGCTTACCAGGAACGACTTCATCGTTCGACTTATACTCCGATTTATCGTGACGCAATTCGCGCCTACGCTGGATTGCTTAATCGCTTTCAGTTAATTAGCGTGCCGCCGAGCTTTCAGTCTGCTGAAAGAAATATTGACCTTCAAGGTTCCAGCATCCAAAGTTTTTGGAACCAGTGCGACGAAAGGGCGCTGCGTGATGGCGGTGTATACATCATGGTTGACATGATGCCCGAGAATGGTGCTAGTAACTTTTTTGACGAGCAAAATGATGGCAGAACACCTTATTTAATTTTGGTTGAGAGGAAAGATGTAATTAACTGGTCTATTGAATATCAGAATGGACGAGAGATCGTCCGTCATGCAACGGTCCGGCAATTGCGTTGCATTGCAAACGAATCTGGATATGGCACCACTCTTGAACCCTTCTATTATGTTCTGCGACCGGGTTTAGTGGAAGTATTACGTTTGGAACGACGCGATATGGCTTGGTCGCAAGTTTTAGTAGACAGGATTGAGACAAGTTTACCGGTAGTACCTTTGATCTGGTATGGTGCCAATACGACTCGATTTGCTCAAGGTGAACTTCCCATGAATGGGCTTGCTGAATTAAGCATTCAGCATTTCCAAATGCGTTCAGACCTTCAGGAATTGCTTCACAAGTGTGCAATGCCTGTACCAGTGCGTAAGGGTGCTCCCGTAGGCCCCGATGGCCGTCCTTCTACCTTAATTCTTGGTCCCAATACTGCGGTGGACTTGCCGGGCGAAGGTGGTGATTTCAACTTTGCTGAGCCAAGTGGCAAATCCCTTGAGCGCCATCAAGCTGAAATCACGCATCTTGAAATGTTGATGGACCGTTCTGGACTTAATTTCCTGTACGGCGCCAATATTAAAACCGCTACGGAAGCATCGCTACGAGCTGCTCAGGTTGCTTCTCAAGTGGGTACGTTAATTCGCAATAAGGTTTCAGCATTCAACAACATTATGAAGCTATGGGCGGTTTACTCCGGTGAATTTGACTCAATTTCTAGAGAGTCTGGAATCAGCATTAACGATTCGCTAATCAATCGCCCTCTTGATCCTAGCGGCATTGCTCAGCTTGTGAATCTATATTCAACGGGGCTTTTGAGCCGTCAAACCGTCCTTGATGAATTGCAACGCGGCGGAATTCTTGATCCCGATTTGGCCGTGAATGAAGAGATTAAACGTATTTCCAAGGAAGAGGCAGAGCAGCCACAACAAGAATTTCAGCAACCGTCGACACCTGAAGTTGCCCTGGTCCCTGAGATCGATTCAACCAGCCCTCAGCAAGAGCAGGCCGCAGCTCAAAGGACTCAATAAATTTATTGTTTCTGCAAATTCAAGCACATTATTTCCATTAAACTGGACTGACGCGAGTACATCATGATCATCGCTCGTTTTGAATTCAACCCTGAGTATGCTTTTCAGTTTATTGAAAAAGGTTGCTTTGGCCAGAATATCATAGAACTTGCCTTTGAGGACGTGCCATCCTTAATTATTGCTTCACAGGAATTTGAAGCAGTGTTGCTAAATTGCACGGCGATGATCGAAGGCAAAGTAATTGATCTGCGTGCGCTGTCTAGCACCTGATGCATCCTGTTGAAAATGGAAAGTGGCTTCGATCGCCTGGGCAAAGTTTTGCCTATCGGATTGAGGCGCCTTGTTGCCGCCTGTTTGACCGCGACGAGCTGCCCTGGCCCTGCTGCAGTCTGCAATGGAAGGGCAAGCAACCATCGTGGAATCGTGTTGGTAAAAGATTTGTGCCAGACATTGCCGCGTCGCGATGCCCGAGTTATTCTGTGATCGGTGTTGACCAATGGGGCAATCAATGGTCTCAAGTCCTTACTTTGTATTATCAGCGACTGACCTCAGCCGAGAAGCAGTGGTGGATCACAGTAAAGCCAACAGCAAAGGCATTCCCGGAAATGCCAAAAGAGGGAACTCATTAAGTGATACATTCTGGACCGAGATCTTAAGTGCTCGGAATCTGGAAAGTCCTGGTTACCATGAAACAATTGACGCAATGAAGAAATTGAATCTCATAAAATCAAAACATAGGAACAGTAGTGTTGACTCTTGAGTTGGCTATCAACAATGGTTACCAGTCCTTTATTTATTGGTGAGTTTGATCCCGAAAACTTTTCGCCGGTCAAAATTCAGGAATTAGTAAAGCCACTTGATGAGTTGTCAGAAGCGGCCTTGCGTAAACTGCTTATTGACTTAAGGTTGGCTGTCCGAAGGGAAGAAGACTGGCAAGAAAGTGTTGGACTGAGTGATGAATTGAGGTTGATTAAAATTGCCGAAATGTATCTAGAAGCAAGAAATTATTACGCACAATTTAACGAAACTTTTAGCCAGCGCATTAGTGGGCCAGATTATGTTCCTGTCTTAAGACTGAAAGGCGATATTTGGTAATACCGTTAAGAATTGTAACTTGACCGTTATGGCTTGGAATATGTCCTACAATTCCAGGGACCAGCGCGGGAGCACCCGTGAAACACAAATCCAGATCCAACCGCCCACTGACGCAGTTTGCCTGCGATTCACTAGCTCGTTGCTTGAATCACAAAACTGTTGACGGCTTCTATAAAGTCGAAGGCAATACCTGCGCGTCATGCATTGCCGGACCTAGGATTAAAGCTTTTAAAGTTTATTTACACCACGACGAAATCTTTAGTGTGATTATTATGGATTCTATTTTTATGTCAATACGGGTCTCTGTTGGTACAGTGTTTGACGAGAGAGGATTTCCTAAAAAAACAACAATTGAGCGCTTGAATGGAATCTTGGATGAAGCTGCCAACTGGTGGATGCTACCTGATGGCGTCCGCATTTTTAAAGATAAAAAAGAAGATCAATATTATTTAGGACGCGGAGATGACCGAATCATTGTTGGACGTGACTACGCAACAACAATGTTGCTAAAGCCAAGCCGTGACATCTTTCAGATTGAGGCGAGCAATCTAGAAAGTAATAACATTTTCGACGAGATTCATTCTATTGCATCTTAGCGTGTGCTGAAATCATGACAAAAAAGATAATGTTTTTCGTTATTTTTGATAAATTAAAGTTGCAAATTGCCGTCAGAAATAAACAGCCAAAACCTTGGTGGACTTCTGAATGTCAATGGCCGCCTAGTGTCGAAGGGTTTCCACGCTCAAGAAGGCGTGCGCTTATCGATCGATTTGCAAAACTTACTAAGTCAATAAGATTTCTTAATTAATAATTATCGTTTCCATAAAGCAAAACATAGGGTAGACTATTCTAAGTCAGATTTTCTGGCAGCCTCGTGACCAATCATTTCTGGACGTAACGCTCGTGAGGCTTCTAGCGTTGTTGAATTCTGTGAAAACCATTGCGTAATCTCAACTTCCTGGCTTTTGCCGCAGGCGCTTTTGCACTTTCGGCATTTGCCGCACAGCCAGCCTATGCAATCTTTCCTAAATGCACATACGCTAGTTACTATGGTCATGGAGATGGCTTTGAATCTGGCATTACCGCAAGCGGAGAAAGGTTAAAAAAGAACTCGGCCACCACGGCTCATCGATCACTTCCATTTGGCACAAAATTACGAGTCACGAACCCAGCCAATGGTCAATCGGTGATTGTTCGCGTCAACGACCGTGGGCCATACATCGCTGGCCGGAACTTGGACTTGAACTATGGCGCATTCATTAAATTGGCACCGGCATCCCAGGGCGTTGCCAAGGTGTGTTATTCAATTATTAATTAAAATTTAATTTTCAGCTTATCTATAGACCCCGATACAATGTGGGGTCTATTTTTTTTGTGCATGGCGGTCGAAATCAAACTTTCCGACGCCCACAAGGTACTGGCTTGGGATGAGGCTACCCGTCGCCAAAGCCAAAATGAAGAACAGGGACGAAAGGGTCGCAATCGTGCTGCCGTAGGCGGCACAAAGGCTTTGGGGCATCATTTGTTTGGCACCGCTGGTGAAATCGCTGTCGCGATATACCTTGACTTAGAGGATCATTTGTTCCTAGAAAAAGAACCAATTAAAAATTCTAGGGATCTTCCTTTTGATATTGATGTAAAATGCCGACCAAACCATGGTTGGGATTTGTTGGTGCAACTGGATGATGACCCAACTAAAAATTTTGTTTTGGTAACAATACAAAAACAAGTGATTTTAATTCAGGGATGGATCAGCGGACGTGATGCCATGTCGCAGGGACAAATCAAAGAATATGTCAAGGGGCGACCCGCATATTCCATAGATAAATCTCTGCTAAAATCACCCGAGAGCCTAAAAGATCATGTTGCAACAGTCATGGGTTGTTCGTATTGAGCAAATTGGCGAGGAATGTTTACTGCATATTCCTGAAGAAATCTTACAAATGACTGGTTGGAAAGCTGGCACCGTACTAGAGTGGAGCGACAAGGGGAACGGAGCATGGCTCCTGAAACCTCTTGCCCCCGATGGAACCGACCATGACCAACAACATCACCGAAGCTGCCAACGAGCAAAAGTTGAGTGAGCATCTCGCCATCCTAGAGAGCCAGCTCATCTATACCTTGAAGAACAAAAAGCCTGCAATGGCAGCCCTTGCTCGCGAAGGCCAGCATCGTGAGGCGGCAGTTGTTGGCAAGTCAATTGAACACGTCCTGCAAGTCCTAAGGGAGGCACAATGAAATCTTATGGCCAACTCCGAACTGAGATCGCCACAGAAATGTGGAAGATCTGGTGCCCAGTTGTGCCGATGCCTATCGTTCCATTTGAATTTTACAAAATGGCTGAACATGCAATCAAGGCAAGTAATGAACAATTTGATAGCATGATATCAGAAGTCATTAAAACACGTCTCGAAAAATTGGTGGCGGAAGATGACGCTAACTGATTCCGAGTGGAATGAGATGGACTCAATCCGTCGCGCCATTAAAGATTATTTACCGGCTGTCCACCCTGACAAGCTAGAACGTTTTACTAAATTATTTGTTCAAACCTTACTAAAAGAGGATTTTTCCCAAAAAGATGGACCCATTTGAAAATGCTGTGTGCAATCGTTTTGAGCCAATCGAACGTTACACTTTCATTTGTAAAACTGAAGACTCCGAGTTCATTTCAAAAACTAATGTGCCTCAATGCAGCCAGGTGGTTTATAACTTTTATCATTTTATGCTGGGTGCCGGTTTCGGTAATAGCGCAATTTTGGAAAGCTTTCAAGAAATTATTCAGCAAAGCCAATGACTCGCGATCCTTTGATTGATCGTTGCGTTGATATTTTTCAGGCGCATCGAGATGCGGATTATAATGATTATGAAGCAATGGCAAGCGTGTTTAATTACTTAAGTTTTGAACTAAGACCTATTGCCGTATACGATCCCGAAGGGTTGTGGGATGACTACCGAGAAGGGCGCAATGAAATATGCAATATATTATATCAAGATGCCCTTTTGTTTTCACTAAAATAATGACTCAATCAACTTCTAATAGTAATTCACCAGGATTTTTAGGGTTGCTTCAACTAATGTTTATTGGTTTGAAGCTAACTGGTTATATTAATTGGCCATGGGTCTGGGTATTAGTTCCGACCTGGATGTCTATTTTTGTTGCTTTACTTTTGGTTGGAGTTCTTTTGGTTTTGAATGGTATCAAAAATGATTGAACAACACCCGATTGACCCGCCGCCGGAGCTAATGCAGCAGTGGTTCCTTAAGGCCGTGGGAGTGTCTCCCGATCAATGGGTAGCGGATGTCGCTACGTGCGCCGCCCGCTGGGGCGCTGACCAAGAACTGGAAGCGTGCTGTAGTTGGGTACAATCCTTTGCGGATTGGGGCGATCTACTCCGCCAAGACCGCCGCCCGCAGCCGAGTTTGAAGGAGCAGGCCATTGCGCTGCTAAATGTCGTCGAGACTAATCAAGATGCGTGCGGCTCATGGGACTTTTCTGTTGTCCGTCGCGCACTGGAAGCACTGCCCGATGATTGACCTTTCACATGCAATGCAAACTATCCTCAATGCTTATTGGGATGATGCGGCACTTGAGTCAAACACTAGCCACGCCCTGGCGGCGGCTTTGCGTGCTGTTGTGAATGAACTTGGTTTTTCTCCAGTCCCGGAAGAATTTTGCCCTGGGTGTGGCAATATTGTTGAGGCAAACGATCTACTTGACATCGCTACAGAACTGGAGAGCATTTAACCATGCACAACGACAAGCTGGTAATTACTTATAGCACTAAAGGCAATCAAATTAGTGAAATTGAGGATTCTGCATGCGACTTCAAGCTTCATGTCGAACTAGATCCAAGCGACATGTCAACGCATCAATTGATGAACGTATTTGCCAAAGTATTGTCCGCGATCGGTTACAGCGAATTTTCTATTATGAAGGCTGCATGTGCATTGACATTTAATGAATGGAGAGACACGGAAATGATGAATAAACTTGTCGAGGAATACGAACTTGACAAAGTTTCAGAAGAGTTCAGGGCTGAACAGGAACGTAAAAAGATTTACGAAAGCGTAAACTGTAGTAGTATGGATAATGATAGCCATGAACCAGCTTGAGTACCTGACGCGACATTGTATCCCAACAGGTTGGCGAACCATTCGGTCTGCCTTTTATACGTGGAGGGATCTGATGACTGATAATTACGAGGGGTATGCACTGCTCAGTAGCGATGATCCCTATGAAGAGTGTGTTGGCTGGTTTTGGCAGCTACTTGGCGAAGATAATGTGTATCCAAAAGCCTTTCTAGAGAGTTTGCGAGAACTTATAGACCGCGTTGATGCAGGCGAGGTAGAACTAGTACCCTTTGATAATGTCGACGACCTTCTAGAGGGTTTGAACGATGAGTATGTTTGATTATTTCCGGTCTTCTTACGAGCTTGGAGAAGAATTTACTGACGTTCAATGTCAAACAAAAGACATTGAAGAATATGGAATAGGTGGCACAATGACTCACTATTGGTTAGATCCCAGTGGTCAATTATGGTATCCGACTTATATGGGATGTCATACAATGGAGATATTCGAAAAGGGCCATCCCAAGTATAATGCCGAAAGGAGATTTTTAAATTATGAGTGGATTCCTACTGGTGTGCATGGCAAGTACCAACCGTATCCAATCACAAAGTATATTGAAGTGTATCCTGCTGAATGGAAGGGTGAATGGGAAGATTGGCCCAGGATGAAATTACATTTCAGGAGTGGTAAACTTATGGAGTACTGTCGCTATTCGCGTGGTGAGGCTTTTTGAACTAAAGCACAACGAAGACTTTGGTCATGAGTATCATTTGATACTATTTCGTCGCCGCAAATGGTGTCTTATCCAGGCTGCATTTCAGTTAAATGATTTCGTTGATAGTCCTTACGCTCAGTTATCTGTCGGTGGCGGCCGTTTCTTTCAATTTACAGGTACGGCAGGTCGACTAGCTTGTGATATTGAAATCATTTCTAAAGTTTGGGATCTGGCCTAATGGTTTTCTAAGTCATTGATTACTTTGCTACAGGCCAAGGTAGGACAATGTGTCATGAGAAGTATGTATGCCTGGGGACTTGTTACGGGCTTTGGTCTGGGATGCCTGTATCTTCTTGTTCCAGCATAAATCAAATCATCCCAGAAAGAGGTCAAGCCACCCCATTTCGAAGTGTTTGATAATTAAAAGGGATGCGATGTCGTTTGCTGCGAGCCTTCAGGTTATGATGAATACAAGTTATTTTGTTGCAGTAAACTAAAATGACAATTGAAGTAATAGATACTGAATATGGATTTGAGATCTCCTGGGACCCAAGCGACCCAGTTGAATGTGTCCTTAACGACTGGACTGAACAAGATTTTTTGCAAATCATGCTACAAAAGGCCAAAAAAGTGCTTGCAGAGCATAAAATTGCGCAAAATAGTTTGGACCAGAACACTTTCGAACAGGAATTTATGGCAAAATAAGGTACGTTCATTCGCTATGTCCGAATAGCGAACGGAAGTAAGCCGACGCGGAACGGATCGTTCATACTTGGATTCAAGATAAAATTTATTTATCGAGAAAACAAGTACGCAAACGCCGACTGAAGGAACGCTCTTTAACCCTCGTTAAGGAGATTCTGTTATGTCGATTGCGACATATCGCGGTGTCAAATATGACACTGACGTGCCCAAAAAAGAGTATGAGCAATGGTGGAACAAGATCCACCATGACGCCTCGCGGCATCTCATGTATCGCGGACGGGATTACCGTCCGTGTCAAACCAGCAAAGTCGTAGCATCTGCTACAATTCCGTTGCTGGAGGAACCATGACTACACTCGCTCTGATTCAAGCACAACTCAAAAAACAGCAAAAGATCGGAAATTTTCCGTACTTGCGCTGGAAGCTGGCACAGGAGAAGGCAAATGCCATTACTAAAGCGATGGGAGAGGCCATCAGAAGGGCCTAGACGCAACGATAAAAGCCGTCAGGCATCAGCGCGCCTAAGGCAAATCAAAAAAACCACAAAGGCCCAAATAAAGCGGCTCCGGGAACGGGGTCGCTTTTATTTTTTCTTTTTGCGAGAAATCACCAATTTACCTTTCTTTTCGGAAACCGTCATGCCAGCCCTTTCGGTTTGACGTTTTAATGAAGCGTATTTCTGAGCTGTCGTCATTTTTTTGGTCTTACTTTGATTCTTCATGGATTCGCAACGTTTCCCTAGGTTGCCTGTCGGTATAATGAATTGCTGCAATGCCTCCCATGGAACTTAAAATGACTCGCCAGTGCGGCGATTGCACTGCTTGTTGTCAAGGGTGGTTGCCGGGTCAGGCTTACAATAAGCAATTTTTCCCTGGGCGGCCGTGCCATTTTCTGGACTGTAAGGGGTGTTCAATCTATGATCAGCGACCCGAGTTGCCTTGCCAAGACTATAATTGTGAGTGGCTGATAAACGGCATTGTTCCCGGTTGGATGAAACCTACTTTAAGCAATGCAATTATTACGTTCCGCAATTGGTTGAATAAAGAAGGCGTTCAGAATGATTATTGGGACATTTGTGAAACAGATAAAAAGATTACCTCCGAAGCATTAAATTGGTTATTCCAACATCATCAACGCACTGGTATGCCGATGGTCATTCAAGTCAACGGTGGTTACCATGCATATGGCACCGATGAATTTGAAGAGTGCGTTGAACGTTAATCGGCAAACTTTATTATCCCCTGGTGGTCGTCATGTCCCGTAGGGAATGGAATACGCCCATCAGGGAACCGTGGAATCCGGTAATACATCAATTGTTGAAAGCAATTGATAATCACACTCGGGAATATTTTATATCAAAAGATCCGTGGCACATTGAAAAAGCTGAGCAACTCAGGCTTTACTGCCACGAATTAAAAACATGGATACATGATACCGAAGGATGTCCTCTGTATCGTAACTCAGCCAAGGAATCGATATATTAACGCTTTTTTTTCTTTGGTTGCGATTCCTTTAATGCTTTTGCGGTTGGAGCTCCTTTACTGCCCGGCTTCCGCATTTTCTCTCCACTGCCTGCCGCAATGCGCTTCCGCTTGGCATTAATGTTTGCCCAAAGTCCAGGACGTTTAGCCATGATCAATAACGCTATTCCCTAGGGTTCCAGTGGGATACTATTTTGATTGCGCGATTGCTATGCCAAAGTGGCTTTGGCGATCAGTTATTAGCCTGTCTGCTGTTATCGCTGTCGTTGCAACATCACAATGGGCTGCATGCCGCTTTTATGTGCTGCCCACCGTGTGGCCATGGTATGCAAAATATGTGGGCACTGAACAAGGTGATAAGATCAATCCTGAACCTATGGGATGCATGGATTCGGATACTCGGGCCATCACTGTACTGATGGGATTATTGACGACTTTAATCTCGCTTAGCCGTAACGCAGAATAGTCACCACTTTACGCGGTCAGCCCAGTAGGCCGCCGATGTTTTGCCCTTTGCAATGTTCTTAGCATGACGAGCCTTGAAAGAGGCTCTACGGGCCTTGGCGACTGCTGATTCGCCAGACCGCATAGGTGAACCCGACACACCCTGCTGGCCAAAGCGAACCAACTTGGTTTTGTCGCCATCTTTCACCAAAACAGCATGGCTTTTTTTTGGGTGATTTGGAGTACGTTTGGGCTTGTTATACCCAGCAAATTTTTCACCCCGATAATTGATTGCCATTGCCGCGCAACATTTCCCTAGGGTTCCACCCTTAAAACAATGCAGGGATCTTGCCGGCCACGCGCAGCAAGCCATCGGCAAAGATGCCAAAGACCAGCCAGCCCACCAGCATGCTGATGATGCCTGCATTACGATTGTGACGGCGAATTGCCGCATCAATCATTTTTTGGCATTCCGACTGCGTAACCAATTGATCAGTCGAAAGACCATCAACACTAAGGTTAAATTGAGTGACCTCTGTTTCCATTTGACGCCAGTCGAAGTCACGAACCTAGGCTATCGGTGATTCACCAATGCAGTATACCAATTAGGAAATCGGAATACCTGCGGTGTGCTGAACAATAACGCGCTTGGTCTTGGCCGACGTTTGACGCATTCGATCGACTACAAATAATGCAGTAGTGGCATCCTTGTAATTAATAGACAGCAGATCTGCCATGGCATCTAGCATGTCTGCCATTGCCTTCAAGGAATCAATGTATTCTAGGTTGATTTCGGCAATAGCTGCCGCAAATTCTTGTTCCATGATGTTATGTAATAAATAGAAACAAAGGCCCCATGGTGCCTGGAACCACGCTGAGAGCCGTTTCCGTTACATCATACAGCCACCGAGGAGGAACGTCTACGGGTTCGGCGACGAACGGTCACATCAACAGTCTCCTTCTGCGGTTGTACGGGCTTTTTCCGTAAGGGCTTGGGTGGCAATGCCAAATTCAGCATGCGACGGATCTCCATCGCTACCACATAAGTATGTGGCAAGCCAGACTTAGCCAACAAGCCGTTGCGTTTGCAGAAGTTTATGGTTCGTGGTTGGACGCCCAGTTCTTTCCAGGCGTTATCAAGCGTGTGTGGATTAGTGCCTTTGTTGGTGTATTGGTCAAAGGCCTCAAGGAAGCGTTTGCGAGCAGGTGTGATTCGTAGGTTTTTCATTGGTTTTAAAATGACCAACGCACAAACCATAATTAAGCAGATATGCGAGTCCAATGAGACTACGGCTTTCCGTAACAAAATGAAACAATGTCCCGGCATAACGGTCTTTTGTTACGGTTTCGTGACAATTGGCTTGACGGGTTGCTGTCTATTTCGTAAATTTGCATAGCAGGAACCGATACACTGCTCCATGGCCAAGCCAACGCCTGTTGAACAAGCCATCAAAACCATCGCCTTAGTCGGCGGTTGGGCTTACAGGGATCCGACGTATAATTACGACTGGATCATTGTCTGCCCAAGGATTCTTGGGCGCCAAACCTACAATTGCTGCAGTGATTGGGCTATGATTGCCTGGGCAGAAAAGTACTCGCAATTCAAAAAATGATTACTACCATCCGCACATCCAAAGACAACGGCCCTTATTGGGATTGCACCAAGGGGTCTTATCAAGCCGCTACGCTGCGTGACTTATTGTTTCACGTTCGCTTGGCGATGGAAGATGACGAAGACCTGATTGGCGTCTTTGATGCCGAGAATAATTGTCGTGGCATTTGGATCAACGAAGTTGAGGGCCATTACGAAAGCGATGGCTCCGCAGTCATTGACCATCAGGCATATTGCTTGATGCGTCCGACGACCAAAGAACAAAAAACCTGGGATCGCTTACAGGGGCGACTGTCATGAATTATGAAGTATGGAGCCGGCCAATGCACTCAGACGAAGTTCCCGAAGCACCATCACAGTTCCGCGAACTATTTGCAACTACGCAACAGTACGAGGATTGGCTGAAGGAACGCCGCAAATTATTCTTTCAACAAAACAATGAAAAGTAGAACATTTCGTGGCTATGCCGACCCCGGTCATGCGTGGGTAAAAGTCAGCAAACAGTTCTTGATGGAACTGTGCGGCCCACATTGGCGCTCAGCATTCACCCAGTTTTCGTATGAAAACAACGGATGGGTGTATCTCGAAGAGGATGTAGACGCTCTCCGTTTCGTTAAATGGTGCAACCAAAACGGCATTGAACCAATTATCAAGGTCAACCATACAAATAATCGTAGCCGGATTCGTAATTACCAACCATTGCAACCCATGTAATTTTTTTTTTATTTTTTAAAATATTCCTTTTTATTTTTACTCCCAACAGTATTTTTTTTTGAGGTGATATAATCCCAAACGGGGTCAATTTTGTCGCATTTTGCAACGTTGCATAATACGACGTGCATGTCGCATTTTAGTGCATCGAACGTCGCAAAATACAACGTCCATTTTCAAGCAAGCAAAGAAAGAAAGTGGACAAAGAAAGAAATAGTATATATTATATTATAAATATACTGTTCATTATACTAAGTAATACTAGTAACTAGCTACTAGAACAGTTCATTGATAAAGCTTAGACACTAGTAACATGGTTTTCAGACTCTTTCATATCTCTCCAGACTATTATTTGTCGGTTTCGGTCGTTTGGATTTTGATGTTTTTCCAGTTATTGCAACGGATTTGACGAAAACGGTCAAAATTGAAAACGTCGTATTTTGCGACATTTTGAAATGGGGTATTGTGGCTGTGGTAACGTTCCTGGTAGCCGGATTTGGTGAAGTGCAATGGTGATGGATGCGTGGCAAGCGTCTCACAGGGCGCTAGCAGCCCCAGGAAGGCGTGTGAAATGCGTGTTGGCTGTGGATGTACCTGAAGGGTATTTCGGGGGCCTTGTGGGGGCTTCTAGGGCATAGTTTGTGAAATGGGTTGATCGGGCGTCCGACACCGCCCATCGCCAGCCAATGCCGTTACACTGACACAGAGCCGGATCAAAACGCTTCTAGGACAATTTTCCAGATCCGGTCGGCCCGTTCAATCCTGACGTGTGTTCACGATCACGC